GCTGTCGGGTTAAGGCGGGTATCAGGCGGCGAACAGGAGGAGGGCGGGCGGGTTGCCGACCGTCAGGGCGCGGGCGGCGTCGACCATGAAGGCGAGGAAGGCCTCAGCGGCGTCGTCATCGGTGCCAGCAGGCATCCCCGGCAGGCTGCCGGCGTCGAGCTGGCGCAGGTCACCCGGCAGGTAGCCCAGATCATCGTGAGGGCAGACGAAGCCGCCCTTGTAGGCGAGGTGGTCGAGGGAACACATATCGCCGTCGAACATCTCGACCACGTCGTTCTCGGTCCACTCCCCGGTGTAGTCGCAGTAGCTGGCGTTCGACTCCGCCCAGAAGTCGGCGACGGTGCGGCCATCGCAGGAGGTGCAACCAACGCTGTCGGCGTAGGTTTCCTCGGTCGCCTCGCACCAGAACGTGTTGTCGTCGGCGCAGTTTTGACACCACGTGACGCCGTTATAGGAACCCTGACCCAAGAGGACCGTCACGGCGTCGTCGCTGCTCCAGATGCTGTCGTCACAGCGGTCACAGTAGCCGTACAAATCGCGGAGATTGATGTAGCCGTGGGTGTTTTGAGCGTCGAAGTCGCCTTGGCGGTGCATGGTGAAGTGGTTGCCGTTCAGCGTCACCATCATGCTGTTGTCGAGGTAGGGCATGACGTAGCACTCCTCGCCCTCATCACCTTCCAGCGCCAGCAGGCGAGCGCCGTCGAAACCATCGGGCTTCTCACGCAGGGAGACGTAACCCTTGGACCGCAGGGAGGCTATGAGGGCCTCGCCGTTGCCGTCATCGGGATACACCCGGCCATACACCTTGCGCTCAGGCCAGCAGAGGGCACGGGCGTAGACCCCGTTCAGCTCGTTCGACAGATAGGCCACGGCGAGGTCGCCAGCGGCGTACACCCGGACGCAATCCATATCCCGCATACAGGAGCTGGGACCGTCCTGATACACCTCGACAATCTCATCCTGGGTCGAGGCGAAAAGCAGGTCATCATTGGCCGCCGGGCGTTCGCCCTTGGCTTGCCACTCGGCGTAGAAGGTCACCTGAGCGTCACTCAGGATGTCACCAAAGAAACGCTTGAGGTACTTGCCGGGCTTGAGGCGTGTTTGGATGTCGCGCTGGCCCTTGTCGGCGTTCTCGGTGAAAGCGAGCATGGCCGGATCATCCAGCGACACGTGGACGTAGTGCTCCCCGTGGATCGTGCGATTGTTGAGCCACCACGGCTCACGGGACCACACCGGGGCGTCGTAGTGGCCCTCATCGAACCACCGTTGCTCGCGGCGCTTCCAATCCACCTCGCGGACGATGTAGCGGCCCGCCGCAGCTTGAGGGCCATAGTAGACGTCGCGGCCCATAACGCGGCTGAGGTAGGCCTCAGCGGCCGACCGGGTGAGGTACGGCATACTGACCGGGTAGATCGTCGGCGAGGCGACGTCGGCGACTTCATACATGGCAGGCATAGGGCATCCTTTCAGGGTGAGGGTTGGCGAGACCCCCGCCGTAGCGGGAGACTGACAAACCCTCAGACGGAAGCCGGGTTAGAACGGGGATTGGGCGGTCCTCAGGCGTGGTGAAGACCGCCCCCTGGGTCACCCTCAGGCGGCCCCAAAGGCCCCCCCGAAGTAGAGGACGGCGAGCGTCAGGCCGGACCAGAAACCGGCTGAGGTGGCAAGCCACGTGAGGGCCTGAATGTCGTCATCGGTCATCGCTTGGGGTTCCTTAGGATGTCAGGGGGGTGAGGCGAGCCGGGCTTCCGCCGACCGTTCCGCGCCTCGCGGAAACCCTTTGCCGGAAAAGGGCGAAACCGCCGGGGGGATGACGCGGCCCCCGGTTCCGACCGACCCTTGCCGGGCCGGTATCACGCTGGCTTTCGACCCTGCTAGGTCATCGTCAGGGGGCGAGCGTTACACCCCGAGCCAAGAGACATTCACCGTCCGGGCCTCTCCGTTCTGGCCTGACGTGAGGCGAAGGTTGATGGGGCGGGTTAGGCCCCCCTTGCTCACGTCACGGCCCTTAGCGGTCCCTCGTGACGATTACCGGCTTAAGACGGGTTCCATCCCCCGCCCTAGGTTCTACAGCTCCCACCGTAGCACCCCGCCGCCCCTATCCTCTTTGCGGCCGTACCGTACAAAGTCAGGGGTGTTTTGTTCGCCTTCACCTTGCCTCAGTGAGACAAGCGGCCCCCGGTGATTCACTCCGGGTCTGGAAGGTGAGAGGGGTGCTAGACCCTCCCTATGGCCCCCTTCCGGGCCGTCCCGGTGGGGTGTGTGCCCCGCCGATGTCCAGAAGCTACTCGCCCGCTTTCAGACGGTCAACGGCTAAAAACGATTATTCGCCAACTTTCTTACATCCCCTTGTAATCCCTCAGGAAAAAAATGCAGGCCCGGCCCTTGTGGCCCCCTCAGGCCCCCCGGTTCGCCCCGCCCCCCTCAGGCCCGCCGACGGTATCCCCGCCGCCCCCAGTGGCCCCCAGTGGCCCCCCTCAGGTTCCCCATGGGTGGCCCTAGGCGTCGCCCAGGGAGTGTAAAGTTTCCTTGACATCCCTTGTGTATGTACGCGCGGCTTGTGATGTCTCCCCACCCTCTCGGCCTAGGGTGGCCCCCGGTTCCCCTCAGGTCGCCCCATGGCCCCCAGTGGCCCCCTCAGGTTCCCCCGCCCATCGGCTAGGGTGGTCCCCCGGCTCCCCCCCGGTGGCCCTCAGGTGGCCCCTCAGGCGTCACCCAGGGAGTGTCAAGGTTCCTTTACACCCGGCGTCACGATCCCTCAGGTGGTCCTAGGGTGGTCCCCTCGAAAAAGGCAGGGGATAGCAGGGGAGGGCGGAATGGCAGGGAATGGCAGGCCAGCCACCTCAGGACCACCCTAGGCCACCTCAGGCCCCCCGCCGCTCCCTTCCAGCCTGACGCATGGCACACTTAGAGGGATCAAACCCCAATGAAAACAAAGGGGTTGCGGCGACCGTGCCCGGCTGGCGTTCCCATAGTGTGCCTTGGGTGGCTCAGGTGATAGGGGGGGGAGGTACCTCAGGCCACCCCTACCCCCTACGGGGGGAGTCCGCGGAACCCCGCACGTATTCGGGTCTTCGGATATGTGACCCAAAAAGCGACCGGCCTTGCCGCTGTCGCTGGAAGACCACACCCAGGTCGGAGATTGGGGAGGGGGTCTTGAAAACCGTCCTCCCCTTTCTACGTAAAAACCTCAGGTACACCTCAGGTCCACCCTAGGTCCTTCCTTAGGTGGATTAAGATAGTAGTCCCCATAGAGGAACACCTCAGGAGACCCTCAGGACTCCCTCAGAGCTCACCATGATCCCCTGCGGCTCCTCGGCGCCATACGCCTGCCGGCTCCTCTGGAGGGAGCCCTGCGGCTTTCCAGCGTGGCCCCGACGAACGTGCCCTTGAAGAACTCCCGCTCGAAGGCGGCGTCCAGGCGGCGCTTGTACTCGTCCTCCGCCTTGCGGGCGTCGGCGTTGAGGAACTCGGCCCAGTGCTTGACGCCGGCAGCGAGGATGTCGATGCGGTCGTCGTGGCGGAGGGCGCCCTTCTGGGCCGTGAGGTGGGTGAGCTGGAACAGCCCGCGCCGGATGGCGTCGGGGTGTGACAGGTCACCCCTGATGACCGAGGTGTCCATGACGAGCCGGTGCTGCCCGAGGGCGGGCTCCAGCGCGGCCAGGATGCGGCGCTCCTTCTGCCCCTGGACCCGGTACCCGTCGATGGGGCAGGGCCGGCGGCGCTGGACGTAAGGCTCCAGCAGGCGGCGGAACATCCCGTCACCGAAGTTGTCTTCGACCATGATGAGGGAGACTTCCTCGTCGGCGGCGATCTCGGCCAGCCGGGTGAGGGTCTCCTCGGTGTAGCCGTCCACGAAGCCGCCCCAGCGGCGCACGAAGATGAAGCCGTTGAGGAACTTGGTGACGCAGTAGCCGGTCTCGTCCTTACCGCGACCCGAGGGGTCGATGTACATGACGCTGCCGGTGTACTCGGTGAACTCCGGGGAGACGTACATGGGCCGGTGCAGACGGTCCCCGTCGAAGCCGACGTTGGCCAGGTCCTTGAGAACCTGCTCGGGGCCTGAGCCCCACGCCAGCCGGACAGGGGCGATCTTCCGGTCCAGGTCCGCGACGATGAGGTCCCGGGTCTTGAGCGGGAACTTGTCGGCGTCGGACAGGGAGGTGTCGAGCTGGTACTGCAGCAGGAAGCCGGCGCGGCGGTACTCGATCTCCCGCTTGAGGAGGTCCATGTCGCCGAAGCGCGCGGGGTCCGTAGGGGCTCCCCCAAGGTCCGAGGCGGGTGACTTGAGGAGACCCGGGTCGGCCTCGATGTCGGCCACCAGCATCGGCGCGAGGAAGTCCCCGTAGACCGACAGGCGGTCAGCGGTGGGATACCGGGCGGGCCAGATGCGGACGGCGTATCCGCGGTCGTGCAGGGAGCGGTAGATCGACTCCTGGGTCTGCGGGGTGCCGAGGTAGATGGTCTCACCACCCGGCTTGAGGATGGCGGCGTACTCGGCCGTCCGCTCCATGAGCTTCTCGCGCATTGCCTCGGTCTCGGCGTTCTTCGGGACCTCGACGTCGTCGGAGATCAGGATGTCCGCACGGGACCCGGTGAGCTGCCCGAAGATACCCACGGCTTTCACCGAGGGGGACTTGTCGGGGATCGCCGGTCCCACGTCGAAGGACAGGGCCGAGGACCGCTGGTGGGTCTGGGCTTTCAGCTCGGCCCACAGGGGGTCGGCGTCGATGATGAGCTTGATGAAGGTGGCGATCTCGGTCGCCAGCTTCTCGTTGGCGGAGACGACCAGCACCTTGAGCTGGGGGTCTCGCCACAGCCGCCAGACCACGTAGGCGGCGGTGAGGAATGTCTTGCCGACGCCGCGGTAGGCCTGGATGAAGCGGCGCTCTGGGCCGCCTGACAGGAACCGGGCAATGTCGAGCTGGACGCGGGTGGGAACCGGCAGGTTCAGGACGCGGGTCCAGACGTACCAAAGGAACTTGAGGAAGTCCCCTCGGAGGATTTCATGGGAGGTCAAACTTGGATGGCCCCTGGGAGCCCCAGAGAAGGCCGCTGAGGCGATCTCTGGGGGTCTCGGCTAGGTGGGTACCCGCGACAGCCCGAAGGCCGTCCTAGGGCGTTTAATGGGCTTGTCGGGGACGAGCCGTCTCGTCGAGGTCCAGGTCGGCCAGTTGGGCGGCCAGCGCGTCGACCCGAGGTGCTGCTCGGGGAGCGTTGACGCCGTTCTGGGCGAGGAACTTGAGGACCTTGTCGAGGAGCTGCGGGTTGATGGGGACGGGGTCCTCATCTCGGGAGGCAGCCTCCATGGCCCGGGCGAGCTCGTCGCCGAGGGCTTCGGCCGCCATGCCATGCAGGGCGTCGAGGACGCTCTCTAGGGCGCGGCCGCTCATCAGGTCTTGAAGCCCAGGAAGGCGGCGACCACACCACCCATGGAGCCCAGAGTAGCGGCGCCACCCAGCATCCACGAGCGGTCGCGCTTGAGGCTGGCGACGTCGTCCTCGACCGCTTCGACGCGGCCCTCGACCTT